TGGTGGCACTGCCTTCGATGTGAGGGTCACAGACATGACTAACATCGGTGCGGTATTATTAAGTGATGCAACATACCTAGCGGCAGACTTTGTCGTGACAGTTTATTCAAACTAAGGAGAACAACTTGGCTAAGTTCGTAGCTACAGATTACACAATCACCGTTGGCGGGGATGACTTGAGTGCAAGCTTGGCCGCCCTAACCCTAGACATCTCAGTAGATGAGCAAGAAACGACTGCATTTGGAAACAGTTCCCGGAGTCGTATCGGCGGCTTGAAGGATGCTTCAGTAAGCCTGGACTTCCACCAGGATTTTGCAGCCGACTCTATTGACGCAACACTATTCCCACTATTGGGAACAGTAGTTGTAATCACAGTAACCCCAACTGGGGAAGCTACTGGCGCAACGAATCCGATTTACACATTTTCGGCGCTTGTAACTCAGTACACACCATTCGCTTCATCAGTCGGCGATCTAGCCACGCTATCAGTTAGCTGGCCTGTAACCGGCGATGTAGTCCGCGCCACAAGCTAATAAGGAGAAAAAGTGAACATCAACCTACGAATCGTTTACAACGACGAAACAGCCAAGGACATTAGCGCAGGTGCGTCAGACATAGTTGCATTTGAAACAAAGTTTGATTTGAGCATTGCTCGACTCCAACAGAATGTAAAACTGACGCACTTGTTCTTCCTTGCATGGCATACAGAAAAGCGAACTGGCGCAGTCAAAGACACTTTTGAAAAGTGGCTCGAAAGCGTTAGCAGCATAGAGGCTCAAGACGCAAAAAAATAGAAGGGCTGGGCGATGACAGTCTGCACTGGCGCATCGTTTGGATTGCTTGTGAAACAGGGATTAGCCCGCGCGAACTGCTACAGCTTGAGCCTCGTATGCTTTGGACAATGGGTCGCTACCTAGAAGCCAAGAATCAAAGGCAACAACGCAAGCGGTAAACTGGTAGCAAGGAGCGCGGATGATAACGACTAGCATTGACCAGCAGGGACTCCGCATCGCTTTGAAAGAACTAAAGCAATTAGATGAAAACGCAATCAAAGACTTACGGGCAAACCTTCGCACCGGCTTAGGCCCATACGCTACGGCGATAGCAGGATCAGTTCCAGTTGAAGCACCGCTATCTGGTATGAACAACAATGGCAGGCTAGGCTGGTCGGCGGTTAGAAGCTCGGTTAGCTTCACGCCGGGTAAGTCTAAGAAGACTGGTAATAGTTTCCTTGCCACAATCAAGATAACAGGCAAGAGTAAAAAGGGCGGCTTCCAAATGGCGGAGCTTGCAGGCTCTCGCACTAAGGGCGTAACCGCATCGGGTCGCGCAATGATTCGTGGACTGAACGCACGCTATCCAATGATCAAGCGTGGCGGTCGTTTTACCTATGCAAAGTTCCGAGAGCTAAGACCGCAAATCGAAAAACTCGCAATCAAGATAATCAAAGACACGACTGACAAAGTTAACAAAAGGTTGGTGCGCTAATGTCAATCAACCTCCCGATTCTAACTAAGTTTGACAGCTCAGGAATTGCAGCAGCCGAAAGCTCACTCGGCAAGTTTGGAAAAGTAGTTGGCGGTATTGCAGCTGCAGCCGCCGCAGTAACCGCTGGCATCGCTGCTAAGGGACTAAAAGACTTCGCAGACTTTGACGCTAAGCTTCAGGAATCAGTTGCGATCATGGGCGACGTGTCAAGCGTTATGCGCGACGACATGGCAGAGGCCGCAAAGCTTGTAGGACTTAACACAAAGTTCTCGGCTGAAGAAGCCGCCGAGTCCTTCTACTTTCTAGCATCAGCCGGTCTAACTGCATCCGAGTCAATTGCCGCTTTGCCACAGGTCGCTGCATTCGCGCAGGCTGGTATGTTCGACATGGCTACGGCTACCGACATCGTCACAGACGCACAGTCTGCCCTTGGTCTATCAAGCGATGACGCGGCCGAGAACTTTGAAAACCTTACTCGGGTCACAGACGTATTCGTAAAAGCTGCCACTTTAGGTAACACTTCAGTTGAGCAACTGGGTGCAGCGATGACGAGCAAGGCTGCGACCGCGCTGACGGTTCTAGGCAAGTCAGTTGAAGAAGGCGCTGCTGCCCTTACGGTATTCGCCGACCAAGGTATCAAGGGCGAGCGTGCAGGAACGCTTCTAACAAACACGCTCAACGGTTTAGTCAAGCAATCCCAAAAGACCCCAGGTGCTTTTGAAGCGTTAGGTGTCTCAGTCTTTGACGCTGACGGTGACATGAGAAACATGGCCGACGTTGTTGGCGATCTTGAAACAGGCTTAGACGGTATGTCCGTCGAAGCTCAGAGCGCGGCGCTTAGCCAGCTAGGGTTCGGCGAACAGACTAAAGAAGGTATCTCTGCACTACTCGGTAACTCCGAGGCGTTGCGTGAGTATGAAGAAGAACTGAAGAACGCCGGGGGCACTGCTGAGGAAGTAGCCGCCAAGCAGATGGACTCACTAACTGGTGACATGATTCTGCTCAACTCTGCGTTCGCCAACGCTTCACTAGTAATCGGCGAGGCGTTTGAACCAGCCGCTAGAGGATTGGTTGGTGCGCTAACCCCAATTGTCAAAGAGCTAACGCCGGTTCTTGCAGAAATACTTGACGACCTAGCTCCAAAGATTGAGCGAGTTGCTGAAAAGCTCGGAGACTTCATTGTAAAGATTTCGTCTGAGCAAGGTCGCAACCAAATCTTTAGAGATGTAAGCAAACAGATTGACGACTTCTTTACTGGCGGTGGACTACAAAAGGCCATCGTGGGAATGAATCAGTTCCGCAACGATTTAATTATGAAGATACTTGACGCGCTCCCTGGAATTATTGAGGGCTTTACAAAAATGCTTCCTGGCATTATCGCGTTTATAACTGGGACAATGATCCCGATGTTGCTTGCTTCGTTTGCGATGATTCTCAAAGAACTAATTAGTGTACTTGGCGAAGTGTTGCCTATGCTAGTTGAATCTCTTGCGGAAATGGTTCCGATAATTATTCAGTCCCTAGCGGATCTAATCCCAGTCATTATTGAAACGCTGCTCGGCTTTATCCCTGTGATACTTGAGACAGCCTTGACCTTCTTTAGCGCACTTATCGAGGCCTTCTCAGAAACCATCCCGCTACTCATAGGCACGCTAGTTGAGTTGATACCAACGGTAATCGCAAGCATTGTTGAAATGTTGCCTCAGCTAGTAGAGGGCGCGCTGGCTTTATTCTTTGGCCTTATTGACGCACTGGTGGAAACAATCCCAATACTTCTGCAAGCGCTAATCGAAGCCTTCCCAGATGTTTTGGCGGCAGTAGTTGACCTACTACCTGACCTAATAGATTCTGCGATGGAACTATTTATGGGAATAGTGCAGGGCCTTATAGAGATTTTGCCGGATCTTATAGCGGCAGTGATTGCACTAATGCCTGAGATAACTGTGGCCCTATTGGAAATGTTGCCCGAACTAATTCTCGCAGCCCTTGACCTATTCCTTGGGATAGTGATGGGTATTTCCGAAGCACTGCCAGAAATAATTATTGCAGTAGTAGCAATGATTCCTGAAATTACCGATGCCTTGATAGATTCAATACCGTTAATGATTGACGCTGGTCTTGAATTACTAATGGGACTAGCAACTGGAATCTACGAAAACCTACCGAGGATAGCTGGCGAGATTGCCGAGAGTATCGGGAATACAATCACTAACTCAGTCAAGGGCTTTTTTGGAATCGAATCACCATCTAAGCTATTCGCTGGAATCGGTGGCGACTTAGCGGCTGGACTTGAGCAGGGAATACAAGACTCTAAAGATCTAGCAGTCGGCGCATCGCTTGAGATGGCAAGCGAAGTGAAGTTTGCATCCGACTCAGCCTTTGACGGGGTATCAGCAGGCGCAATGTTTACGCCTTCATTCGGCAACACAAGCAAGAAGCAAAAGAGTGCAGGCAGTAACATCAACATCACAGTCAACGCTGGCATGGGTGCGGATGGTAGTCGAGTTGGTCAAATGATAGTGGACGAGATAAAAAAGTTCGAACGCTCTAACGGCCCAGTCTTTGCGGGTGTGTAATGACCTTAAAGGTAGAGCTTGGCTTCACGCCCTCAGGTGGCGCTGCTCCATTCTTTCAGCTTGACGATGAAGTAAAAGGGCTACTCAACTCAACCGACTATGTTTTAGGCGGCGAAGTTTTCGCTGACATTTCTGAGTTCGTAAAGTCTGCGTCAATCGGTCGGGGTAAGTCTCGCGAACTAGATAGGTTCAACGCTGGAAGCGCCTCTGTGGTGTTCAATAACCAACGACGCACCTTTGACCCAACCTATGCCCTAAGCCCTTACGCTGGGCAGATAGAGCCTAAGAGACGCATCAGAATCAGCATGGATGGCATTATCCAGTTTGAAGGCATAGTCGCCGACTGGAACTTGCAATACAATGCCGGCGATTACTCAACGGCTACGGCAGTAGCAAACGACGGCACTGAAGTATTGTCTAGCATCAACTTAAATTCTTACAGCACAACCAGCCAATTACCAGGCGCAAGAATAAACTCGGTACTAGATGCCATTGACTGGCCTGCTGATAAAAGAAACATTGACGAAGGCTCTCAGATGCTTGAGGCTGACACAGTTTCAGACGGCACAAGCTCGTTTACCTACTTGCAAAAAGTCTCGCAGTCCGAGCCTGGTGATTTATTTCTTAGCAAGAACGGGTCTATAAAGTTTGTTGATCGATTTACCGTAGCTAGTGAGGACACTACGGAATTATCAGACGACGGAACTGGGGTTCAGTATTCTGGTATCTCGGTACAATTCGGCGCAGAATTGCTTTACAACAACATAACTGTATCTAACTCAACCTCATCTTTTACAG